CAGACAAATGGATAACTGCATCTTTTAAAAAACAAAGAAAAAATCGTGAGGGAGAAAAATGAAAAAACAACCTAATTGGTTTCCTAAAGTACATCGTATGCCTAGTGAATGGGTACAACCAGATACATTTCCTGACTTATCAGGGTATGAAGAAATTGCAATTGATTTAGAAACACGAGATCCAGGCATAAAAGAAACCGGTCCTGGTTATATTCGTAAAAATGGTGAAGTAGTAGGGATTGCTGTAGCAGTTGAAGGGTGGTGTGGTTATTATCCCATCGCTCACGAAACACCGCCCAACATGGACAAAGAATTAGTTACCAGGTGGCTTAAGAAACAATGTTCTTATGAAAATATTAATTATATTTTTCATAATGCTTTTTACGATGTGGGCTGGTTAAAGACGATGGATATTGACATCAAGGGTAAAATAATAGACACTCTAATTGCTGCTCCTTTAGTAGACGAGAATAGGTTTCGATTTGATCTAAACTCATTAGGAAAGGACTATCTAAAAGAGTCAAAGTCGGAAACCCAGCTCTACGAGGCAGCTAAAATGTGGGGACTAGATCCTAAAGGTGAAATGTGGAAGCTTCCCGCCTCACATGTAGGAGAATATGCTGAACAAGATGCAGCACTTACGCTACGCTTGTGGCATCATTTACAACGAGAAATTTCATCACAAAATCTCGTTAATATTTTTCAATTAGAGACAGATTTATTTCCTGTTTTATTTGAAATGAAACAAAANGGTGTTCGAGTTAATTTAGAAAAAGCGGAGAAGATTAAAAATGATTTACAAATTAAAGAGAATAAAATTCTACGTTCAATTAAAAAGCTCACAGGTAAAGATGTGGAGGTGTGGGCTGCAGCTTCGGTGGCGAAAGCATTTGAATCACTCAAAATTTCTTATGATCGTACACCAACAGGTCAACCAAAATTTGATAAAAACTTTTTGGCAAGTCATGATTCTCCTTTGGCGCAGATGGTTGTGGAAGCCCGTGAAATTAATAAAGCGAGAACCACCTTTATTGACAGTATCCTCAAGCACTCGTACAGAGGCAGGATTCACGCTGAAATCCACCAAATGAGATCGGACCAGGGCGGAACAGTCACTGGTCGTTTTAGTTATTCAAATCCAAACTTACAACAGATTCCAGCACGTCATGCTATCCTGGGTCCTCTTATCAGATCTATATTTATTCCTGAGAAAGACCACGAGTGGGGTATATTTGATTACTCGCAACAAGAACCACGGCTCGTCGTTCACTATGCTAGTATGAAAAGTTATCAAGGATCAAATCAATTTGTAGAGGCTTATCAAGAAGATGATACAACAGACTTCCACCAATTAGTTGCAAACATGGCGGACATTCCTCGTAAACAAGCTAAGACAATTAACTTAGGTTTGTTTTATGGTATGGGTAAAGGTAAATTAATGTCACAGCTTGGTGTAAGTTTAGAAGACGCTACAGAATTATTAACCAGTTATCACGAGCGTGTACCTTTTGTTAAACAATTGATGAGTGACACAATGAACAAAGCAAGTAAAAAAGGTTATTTGTTTACTTTAGAAGGAAGACGTTGCCGTTTTGATTTATGGGAACCGTCAAACGAGTGGGGCTCTAAAGCTTTACCACTTGTTGAAGCACAAAGAGAATATGGCGAAAGTATGATCAAACGTGCATGGACATACAAAGCATTAAATAGATTAATACAAGGATCTGCTGCAGACCAAACAAAAAAAGCAATGCTTGAATTATATAAAGAAGGGTACCTGGCGCACATACAAGTACATGATGAACTTGATTTTTCTGTTGCTAACGACACGGATAAGAATAAAATAAAAGACATTATGGAAAATTGTGTTGAGTTAGAAGTGCCAAGTAAAGTAGATGTCGAACTCGGCGAAAGCTGGGGCGACGCAGGTGATTAAAGTTTGGTTATTAGTTATGTTTTTATCTATGCCTAATCAACCATCGGTTAAGTATAATGCTGCTGTTTACCCTACGGAGGATAAATGTATGATAGCACTTGATGGTTATATGAGGATATACCAAAGTAAACCTGAATCTTATAAACAAGGATTGGTGACAGAAGCTTTCTGTCTTCCTTTTAATGCTTTCCCTATTCCAGGTTTAAATCAAACAGGTGCTTAAACTACTTCTCATTTGTGCCACAATTATAATTTGTGTTNCAATCTGGCGTTATTACTCNCCGTATCAAACTTTTATTAGAGAATGTGTCTACAATGAGGCAATGGAATGGGAGTTTAGCAAGGAATATTGTACCTGGATGTATAAAGAGTTATCCGAAGAAAATTCGTGGTTAAAAGAATTTCTTAGTTGACAGTCCCACTAAATTAGATTAAAGACTAAATTAAATGAGAATGGTGCAACATTCTCTGAGTATGGCTGAACAACTGTAACAAAGTAGTAAGGCACGCTTGAGGAACGATATGAAGCGAATGCTTTGAAGGGTCCAAGGGTGGTACTGAAGTACTAGTTAACATTTAGGAAATGTTGATTTGTCGGGAAAAGGTTGGGGGTAGTCAAAGAATNCCCCTACTCACCTTAATAAGGAGAAAGCATGATATTAAAAAAAGATTACGAGGCAACATTTAAAGAAGGATTTCGTCTTGGTGTGCGTTTAACACGTGCAAAAGAATGTTACTCTAAAGCAGCTAATGCGAAACGATTAGGCGATCACCAGATGGCCGATTTTTATATTAGCGCTGCCAAAGACTGGTCAGAACTTGCNAAAAATACAGGGCGTAAATTTACACCGCCCGCGGCTCACGACCCAGCTCAACCTGCTTTTGATTTTGGTGATCTAGAGCTCATTATACAAAACGAACCATTTGAAAGGACAGGATCGTGAATATTTTAAAATTTAAGTCAGTAGCTGTACGCATGGAAACATACAAGTTACTTAAAAAAATAGCCAATGAAGAAAATAGATCTGCTGGTATGCAGATTACACATTTAGTAGAAAAAGAAGCAAAGAAAAGAAAGATGAAGGCTGCATGATACAAAAAATAGTTTGGGAAAGATTTTATGATGCCGAGAAGGGAACAGAAAAACTAAAAATTATTAAAGCGGAAGGTGTAGGATTTCCTGTAGATCCTGAAGGTGGTGATAACGATGTACGTGTAGCTCACTTTAAAAAGTACGAAGTAGGAACTATCATTGGAATCTATGATTTTTTAAGCGATCCTGATTATTACACAAAAATGTATACTATTGTTCACAAGAGTCAAAAGTATGTTACAAATGTATAGTTGTTTTTGTTGTCACCAGGAAACACCGTTTCTTCATGAAATGGAAAGTTATCCTGACAAAAAACTTTGTTCTACTTGTTATCTTAATGACAAGGAAGAACAGGCACGGTGGAATGACCAAGAAACAAAGGAGGAGTCATGATTGTATGGCACATCATTGCAATTGTTTTAATTTTTTGGATAGGATGGATATTTGGCAGACGTATGCAGAATAAACATCACTGGNAAGAATTAAATTCGTTGCGCCACTATTACGAAAAAAAAGAGAAAAGTCAAAAGAATGGCACGCAAGAGAAATACATTAGAGGAACGATTACGAAAAGAAAAGGAGCGCACTGGAAAGATTGCGCTCCGTTTCCCACGGACCCCGAAAGAAGCAGAAGATAGGAATCGTTGGGAAAGATTAAATAGAATTATTTGGAGGAGATACGGTGGTTAATAAAGTTATTTGCCCAATTTGTAAGGGAAATGGATTTACACGTCATAATTTTGAAGGGGAGAATGCAACCATTCAATGCAAAACGTGTAAAAGTGAAGGAGAATTAGAAGATAAATTTTATAATCAAGTGTGGATAGATGATCATGGTAATCCAGTCTGGTACCACGGACCACTTCATTTAGCCACTAATTCCCTTAAGAAATATAAAGTTTACATCGACTAATTTGCTTTTTAGCTCATAATAGGCTATAATTCGCCTCGTTCACTTTGATAACCCTCGCTAAGAGTTTTGCTCATGCGAGGGTCGTCTAAAAGGAGGCAGAATGAGCGACCAAGAGATTCTAAAGCAGCGTGAGTTACTTGACTCCATGCTTGCTGCCAGGACCAATCAATACGAAAGAGTTCAAAGTATGAAGCTGATGGACTCTATTTATTTCAAAGAAAAATTACCCGAAAACGTTATTTTGTTTCCGTTACAAAGGATAAAGCGTTATGTATCTAAAACTTCCAGAGAGCCCAGTAAGAAAAATTTATAAATGTCTCCACTGTGGGGACGTGACTGTGCGCTTTTACAATTCTAATTTTGATAGATCTTACACCCCTGATGAATGGGAAGTTATTATGACGGACGGAAAAGAAGCATTAAAAAAAGCACTTAGAGTTGTTAGTGAAGACCCTAAGTTTTTTTCTTAAACAGCCGTTCCTATAGATGTATTCTCCAAGATAAAAATATTTTTTTATTTCTCAGAGTAGAGGTATCCTAGGTAACCAAGTAACTTCCCTTGTATTTCCTAGCTTTTTAGGTTACCTGAAGGTTACTTTTACATTTACAAAAGTAACCTTTTTATATCTACAAACATAACTCGCATTGCATAAAATCATTAAATATTGTATATTTTCTGGGAAGAAACATCTATTGAACAGGTGCATTATGGAAGAAACCAAAGATAACATACCAGAAGCGTTGACTGACGCATTGTTTCACCACAAGATTACAGGAAAACAAAGAAAGTTTATTCTTTTATTTGTCCATTCCGAAGGGTTGAAGACTGCTAGACAATGTGCAATTGAAGCGGGGTACGCAAGAGACTCTGCTGTTGTTCGTGCGTCTGAGCTGCAAAACCCAGATAAACATCCTCTTGTTGCTGATGCCATTGAATCAGAACGCAGGGCTATTGCTGAAAGATATAAGTGTACGCAAGAAAGGAGCCTGGCTACATTGGCTAGAATTAGAGATAAAGCTAGTGAATCAGGAAATTGGAATGCCGCTGTGGCTGCAGAGACTAGGCGTGGACAGATTGCAGGGTTATATGTTGATAAAAAAGAAATTTTAACAGGAACAATTGATTCCATGAATAGAGAAGATGTAGAGGCTAAGATTTTAGAATTAAAAAAACAATACAGTATTGAAACAACTTTTGAAGAACTGAAAGATGTAAAACAGATAGAAAAAAAGCCTTGATTATGTAATTAAATGGGATTATAGGGTATATAAGATTGGTTTCTATGCCAATCTTTAAGGTTTGAGTGATACCAAAGGCGATGATCTTTTGATCCTAGAGTTTCTAAATCACTCATAAAAAAGGAGAAAGTTATGCCAAAATATACAGTCATACAAACATATACAGCTCAAGACATTTGGAAAAATGTCGAAGCTGAATCCAAAGAAGAAGCAATACTCAAGATAGGTGAACTATCAGTTGATGAGAGTAATCACGAAGATACAGAAACAGAAGTAAATTTGGAGGAAAAATGAATATATTTTTTTTATCTGAGAGCCCAGTTTTATCAGCACGATATTTGTGTGATAAACATGTTCCTAAAATGTTGTTAGAATCAGCTCAAATGCTATCTACAGCTATGAGAAAACGGGGTTGTGATATGGGATATAAATCTGCATATCCTAACCATCCCATGACAGTATGGGTAGGAGAGTGCCGTGCTAATTTTACTTGGACTCTTTATCATGCTAGAGAATTAGCTAGAGAATATACTGCTCGCTATGGCAAACATCATGCGTCTAAAAAAGTCATTGATGATTTTTTATTTTTAAAGACTGTTGGACTTTATCGTCAAAATATGACTGAGCCACCTCAATGTATGCCAGATGAATATAAAGACAATGATTATGTAACTGCCTATCGTAATTATTATAAAGGCGAAAAAGAATATTTCGCTAAATGGGAAAAAGGCAGACAACAACCAGAATGGTGGTAGAAATGAAATATGAACAACAAGATAATAGAGTGTGTATGCACTATGTAACAGATAGAATAATGAATATTTTATCTGAACCAAAAAAAGAAATGGAGAAAGCGTTAAAGGAATTTCATGAGGAAATGGTCTATAACTTAGGAATTAACTCAATGCACAATCACTTTGGAGATAAGAATGACCAAAGATAATTTTTTAATGCCAGACTATTATAATACAAGCAAACCAAAGAAAGAGGAGAAAACGGTCAAAAGAAAATGTTTTTACTGCGAAAAAGAAAAAGAAATGGGAGTATTTGAGAGATATTGCAGTGTTATTTGTAGAACAAATGGCACTAAAAATTATAATAGTACATATAAAGTGGGGTATTAGTGTGGTATTTAATAAAATGGATAGTAATTATAAATTTTATTTTTTGGTATGCTGTTCTAATTGAGAATATTCAGATTTACTCTCGTCTTCTATTTCTTTAATTTCAACCCCAATAGCTTCGCCATTGATAACATTATGATCTCGTATTTCTTTGAGTTTTGCCTCTAATTCTGGTCTAGTCATGTTATCAAGCGAGGCTGTTACAACTTCTTTACGATCAACATAAAATCCTGCTAATTGACCTCTACGATATTCAGCCTGGACAGCAGGACCTAATTGTCCATTTGTTACTGCATGATCTCTTAATCTTGATAATTCTCTTGAATGTTTAACAAAATCTATTTTACTTGCTTCAGCATATTCTCGCTGCAAATTTTCAATTGCCTCTACAACTTTTGGGAAATATTTGGGATTTCTT